GCAATTGAGATACATCGCACACTTGACACAACTCTATGAAGAAAAACAATGTTCTCAAAATTGACAAGCCGTTTGAAGAAACGAAGGTTCTATTGATTAGTGATTTGCATTGGGACAATCCGAAGTGTGACCGGGTAACTCTAAAACGACATCTTGACTTGGCACTTGCTGGAAACAACGACATCCTAATCAACGGGGATTTGTTTTGTTTGATGCAAGGTGCGTATGATCCACGAAAGAGCAAGTCGGACATCCGACCTGAACACAATGTTGCAAATTACTTTGATGCCATCATTGAAACTGCCGTTGAATGGTTCACGCCCTATGCTCACAACATTAAGCTCATCGGATATGGGAATCACGAAACAAGCATTCTCAAACGCCAAGAAACCGACATCATTGAACGATTTGTGACTTTATTAAATTACAAAGCCGGAAGCGACATTCAAGTCGGTGGTTATGGTGGTTGGATTCGCTATACCTTTGAGCAACACACTAAAACTTGTATGTACACAATGAAGTATATGCACGGATTCGGTGGTGGTGGTGCAGTAACTCGTGGAACAATTCAACACAACCGGATGAGCGTGAATGTAGAGAATGCCGATGCTATTTGGATGGGACACGTTCACGAGGACTATGAGCTGACTTACACGGTTGAAACACTATCGGTTAAGGGAACTGTTTATCTGCGTGACATATTAATGATTCGTACTTCAGCATACAAAGAAGAATACGGAGATGGTTCAAAGGGATGGCATATTGAACGAGGTGCATCGCCAAAGCCAATCGGAGGTCGTTGGTTGGTTATGAATCCAGTTCGTGAAGGTGACCATCGGAAGGTCATTGCTTACACCCACAAAACAATCTAAGAGTTAAAAAAACGCAAAAGGATATGATCTTAAAAGTTCAAATTGTACACGAGCAAAAGAACGACAATTGGATGGGTTTGATTGAAGGCGAATCAGACATCGTTGAAATCGTTGAGGATGGTGCGATTGATTCTGCACAAATTGTTGGGGTGAGTGCTTATCACGAGTATTGCATTGTTTATATGCTCGGAGGTCACTCGTTTATACTGGAAGAAGAATATGATATATTTGTAAAGAGATGGATGCAGTCAACCCAAAACACTATAAGCAAGGATTAATCGAGTGCATTGATGCGATTGAATCAGCAACCACCAATAAAAAAGGAATCATCGCAGTTTGCACGGGAAACATAATCAAATACATTTGGAGGTGCGAGGATAAAAATGGACTTGAAGATTTATACAAAGCACGATGGTATCTTGACAAGCTCATTGAAACCAAAGAAAAACAATCACCCAAAAGTGCTACTTTGTAGAATGTGGTTCTTGTTGTTTCTCATACCGTTGTCCAGCAATGGACAAGTGTTGATTGATACTTGTGTAATCCAAGAAGCAAACCACTATTTGGTAAAGGGTGCGATTGCGAGAAGGCAAGTCACAATTCTTCGCAAAATTGTGACATCTGATTCCATCATCATTGATCAACAAGATTCCATCATCGTCAAGCAAAAGACAAACATCGGATATTTGAAGGATGACAACAATGCCCTTGTCAAGCGAAATAAAGCCATCTCACGCACTTTAATCAGTTACAAGATGCTGAGTGTGGTTCTAACTATTTTAAGCGTTGTGATGTGGCTCAAATAGATTTATCTAAATTACCTGATGCACTTGATACTTATTTAGGTGACGCATCTCAAGGTTCACTACTTCAGCAGATCATCGTTGAATGGTGGAACAAGAAGGTAATCCCACCGATTTGGGCGAATCTTGATGCCAATGGAACAAACGCATCATCCAAACTCCGACAATCTTTTGCACCGGGTAACATCACCAAGTCACCGACATCGATCAACACGATTTTGTTGGCTGAGGATTATTGGGAATTTGTTGAATACGGGAGAAAGCCAACACGAGGAGGACATATTGAAGGCACTCCGTACTTATGGCAATCGTTAAAAACTTGGATCAGTCAAAAAGGTATCAAACCGGCTGAAGGTCAAACATACGATTCACTTGCCAAAGCCATTGCCAAGAAGATTCACCGAAGCGGAACAAAGGCACGACCATTCTTAGAAAAGGCATTCACGGAATCCATTCAGATGGAATTGGTCAACGAGTTGAACGCTCGTTTCGGGGATTTGATATTCTCGGAAGACATAAAAATATAATTAAAAGTAAATTTTATTTGCATTATTGATTTGTTTATTTTACTTTTGTGCCGTTATGGATTACGCAAAAGCAATTGAAACAATCAAACTGAAACGAAGACAAGGTCTTTTTCAGATTGTCGCACGGAAGACCGGAGTATCACTTCCAACTGTCAGAAAGTATTTAGTCGATGGGAACATCGTTTCTCCAAAAGCAAAAGCCGTCATTGAGATTGCATTGAGGGAGGTGTCCAATGATTGAGTTGGCAATCAACGGATGGATACTGACTGTGAAAGGTCGTATCTCCGAAGAGAAGTATGTTTACACAATTGAGGCCGTTGACAATTGGCTCATCGCAAACCACATTGAAGAACTTCAAGATTATATGAACTCAACAACCAGCGGATTTGGGGATTGTTGTATCAAAGAATTTGACGGCATCAACTCGGAAGCATTCTTCAATGCTGAACCAACTAAATTCAAAGTTCTATTTATGATAGGACAAAAAACTAACTTTTTCTAAAAACAAAACTCTATGAATAAAAGCGAATCAATCAAGAACATTGCCGGTGCATTGGTAAAATTCCAAGCATCGGTGAGCAAGGTCGGAAAGGAATCAAGCAATCCTTTCTTCAAATCCAAGTATGCAAGTTTAGCGAACATACTGGACACCATCCAAAAGCCATTAAGCGAATGCAATTTGGCAATCAGTCAATTTCCTAATGGGGTGGAACTGACCACTTTAATCGTTCACGCTGAATCAGGCGAATGGATGGAATCATCTTATGTGATGCCGGTTGCAAAACAAAACGATCCACAAGCAATGGGAAGTGCAATCACCTATGCTCGGAGATATGCACTCGGTTCAATCCTAAATCTGAACATTGACGATGACGATGACGGAGAGAAAGCAATGGGAAGGCAGTCAGCACCCAAGCGTGATGAACTCACACCAAAGCACCCAAGTTGGGCAAAAGCCGTTGAGCATTTGAAGACGGGTGGATTGATGACCGACATCACCACCAAGTTTGAAGTGAGCGAGGTGAATCAGAAACTTTTAATTGGCGAGAAATGAAACTTCAACTTCCAACTATTCACACTAATTTGAACGAAGACGATTGGCATCAATTGAGAAGCTCTCGTTTCACGGCATCTGAAATCCACAAACTGATGGGAACTCCGAAAAACAAATCGGAGTACCTGTCAGAAACTGCGAAGACATTTATCTTTGAGAAGGCAGCGGAGTATCTAACCGGACAAAAAGCGGAGATGTATGGTCGTGCTTTGGATTGGGGAAAGGAACACGAGAAAGAAGCATTCCACTACTTCTCTCAGCAGACCGATGACTTCTACACATACTACGGAGCTGAAACCTACACATTCATCACTTATGGCGAATGGGGTGGCTATTCACCTGATGCACTTGGCACACACTTGGTTGAAATCAAATGTCCGTTCAATAGCGGAAACCATCTTCAGAACTCATTCATCACCAACAACGAGCAACTCAAATCCAAACGACCAGAATACTATTGGCAAGTTCAAATGGGTATGGTTGCAACGGAGATGACTGAAGCGTTGTTCTTGTCGTATGATCCACGAATGCCCATTGGCAAGAAGCTCACGCAAACCTTGATCACTTTGGAGGAGGACATCCAAGAAATCATTGATGAGAAGTTGGCATCGGCTGGAGAACTATTTATGTCAATCACTAAATAAATCGTTCACTCACCAAGTCAAAGAAAAATATATTTTCATTTGTGAAAGTAATTATGTAGGTTTGAATCATAATACAAACGGATATGAAAAATTTGACACCAAAACAACTCGCAAAATTAGAAAGCCAAATCGCTTTATTGTCACACAAATTGGCATTAGTATGT